GCTTTTCAATCATCTTTGGGACGTATTCCCAGCAGTCTGATTCCATCTGCCGGAGGATGGCCTGCACCCGCTCCAGGGCGGCCACAGCGTGGTAATCCACCAGGCCCTGGGAGCGAAGCCGCCCAATCTCGTTGATGATGGCGGTCTCCGCTCTTAGATAGATGGAGACGAGCGTTTCCAGCTCTTTCTCATTCGGCGCCCGATTCAGCGTTGGCATAGAGTATCACCAGAACTTAGAAAGGACTGTTCCCGCAATCTCACCAGCCGGCCCAAGAAATTCCGTCACTCGCTTCATGGTGGAGTTTTCTTCCAGGTATTCAATGCCCGCAGGAGTGATTTTTAGGCCGCTGGTTTCCTTGAACTGAACAGGGCTCCCAATTCTCCGGACTTCTGCAATCCCCTCGATGTATCCATCTGCCAGCAGATGGGCCAGCATGTAGGTGAAGTATTCCTCGTGGACTGGGAAGTCCTTTGTGTTGGGGGCCAGCAGATTCCAGTCAGGGGCTATATTCTGTTTCAGGCATTTATACAGATAACGCAGGAATTTATTGACTAACACAAAGTAATCGTCTTTCGCCATGCTTATTCCCTCTCGTTGTCTTCCCAAATATCTTCCTGCCCTGGCGGGCAGTCGCCAGTATTATCAGAAAAATAATGATACAGCTCTTGTGTGGTAGCATTCGGATTTCTTTTTATATATTGCATCATTAAATCTTCCACGCCAAATGCTTCTATCGCTTCAACAAACCACTCTAAATCTTCTTCCAAAAAAGATTCAATTCTTGATTCCTCTTCATGGACAAAGGGCCGCAGGGCCGCTATTAACTGATAATGTCCATTCTCCCCCATAATACAAGCGTCACTCCTTCCAGGACTTTTTAACGATCACACTTCCGCTACCATCCGCCTCAAGCCAATACCGCTTGCCCTTATAGCTGACTTGACCTTGTTGTCCCGTTTTGGCTCCCGGATATTTGGTATTGAACTCACCCCGCAGAATACCGAAGGTCTTGGCTGAGACGGTTTTCCCCCGCTTGTTCGCCCTCTTTGACGGCGCGTACTTTGTTTTCCCAATTTTACTATTTCCGCCGCCGCTTGTCCATCTCCCTTTTTTATCCCTTGGCTGGCTGGGCGAATAATCCCATGTCAGCGCGTCCTGCGCGGCCCCCTCAAAAGGGGCGGATATCTCCCCTCCGTACCCCAGCCCTGCCAATGGATCCCGCAGGGCGGTCACATCCTGGTAGGTTTTCCCGGTGTTGGCCGCGATCTCCTCTTCGGAAATACTGTCAAACATCCCGGTCTCGTCCGCCAGCTTCTTGAGCTCCCTCTGAGCCGTGTCCGCCCGGAACAGGCCCGCCTGAAAGGTATCCCGGATGGCCTGGGCCTTTTTCAGCGCGATCTCCGCCACCTCGGCCGCCGTGGGAGTCCACAGGGGCGGGAAAGTGATGTCCAGCCCGTCGGGTACCGCCCCCCAGGCTGACATGGCCAGGACCGGCAGCAGCTTTTCCAGAATGGGCCGAAGCTTGGCCTCCCGCAGCGTGTCCACGTAGTCATAGTAGTTCCGAAGGTCGCTCTCCCCGGTGGCGTTCATCCCCGCCGGGGAGCGTCCGAACAGCTTGGTCACCGGAATCCGGGACGCGCCGGACAGGTCGAGGCACATGGAGTCGTAGACCTCCTGGAGCCCGGTGAAGGTGTACTGGGTATTCTTAATCTGGTCACCCCGGTTGACCAACTGCATGCCGAAATTGGACTTCATCACGCTTTGGGCCTGCATCACATTCCAGAACCGCCTCTGCTGCTCCCCGGACGTAACGGAAAAGAGCTGGTCCAGGTTCTGCACCTCCATGGTGTCCACGTTGGCCCGGAAGGTGAGCGCGGCCATGTTGGCGGCCACGTTGTCATGCTTAACCACATCATTGTATAGGGCCTCCACCTCGGACTCTCCCCAGTACAGCTCCGCCACCCGCTCCAGGAAGGGCAGGTCGCGGCCGGTGAACCGCACCAGCCTTGAGTGGTGCACCTTCGCCACCGTGTTCCCCCTGGCGTCGGTGATGGAGTAATAGGCGGGCACCGGCTCTCCGCCCTCGAATACCAGCTCCATACCGGGTACCACGCCCTGCCAGCGGTCGAGTATGTAAAGCCCTTGGAAGGTACCGGGGTAAATGCTCTCCAGCTCCAGTGGCTGGCCCAGCATCCCCTCCTGTCCGCGGATCATGATAAGTCCGGCGGCGCCTCCGTACAGCCTGCCCCACCGCAGTCCCTCGTTGACCCGCTCCCGGAGCGCCGTCACGCGCTGAACGCGATCCAGTTCCTTCAGGTGCTCCGGCCCCACCGCTCCGGCGGGAGCGAACCACTTCTTTGTCATGTCGTCCGGGATGATGCCCACCACGTTCTGTACTACCCAGTTGTCCCGGTAGAGGGAGTTGAGCAGGGCGTAGTTGTCCGTCATCCGGGTCAGCGGATACTCTGTGGCCTCCAGCGGCGACTGGGAGCCATAGCCCAGCCGGAACAGCGGGTTGGAAAATGCGTCTTGTACGCTCACCGCCTCGGTATTTGGTTGTGCGCCCCTGGGGCGGCTTTTATTGCGTCTGGACACTTACTCGAACCTCCAGTCCGGCAGTGAATTGATGTAATAGCGCAGGGCGTCCGGCCCGTGGTCCCGCTCCTTCAGGGGCTTCTCATCCCCCCGCTGGCCCGCCTTCTCGTCCCACAAATAGGTGCCCAGTTCGTCCAGCAGGCCGGCACAGGCTTCACTGACCAGAATTTTTCTGCGGTGAAACAGGCTTCCGGTCTTGCGTATGCCGTCCAGCACCTCATTTTCCGCAGGGATGACATACACCCCCCGCCGCCTCAGTTCCTCGATAAACGAGGCCGCCGAGGGATCTACGATCACCGCGCACCATTCCCTGCCCAGAAAGTCCAGAAGGTCGTCGGCATACTCCTGGTCGGTCTTCTGCCGGCGCTCCTTCCGGCTGTCCCAGCGGTACTCCCTGTCCACCCGGATCACTCCATCGTGGTCATAGATGTCCAGAAACACCGTAGGGTTGGCGGTACCGTAGTCACAGGCCACGGTTCTCTGGGAAACCCATTCCAGATCCACCGGGCGTTCCTGCGTCCGGTAGACATTCTCTGTCTGGTCAAACATGTCGTAGATAAGCCCCTCCGACATGACCCACAGGCCCAGAATGTACCGCTGGTAGAACACCCCGGCATAATACATGCTCCGGTATCTGGCCCGGGTGGCCTCGTCCAGCGCCGGGTTGTCCTCCATGGTGAAGTGCAGATGGAGGGCCTTGTGCTCCTCCGCCTTTAGAATCCACTCCTGCCGGAACCAGTGCTGCGGCCCCTCCGGGTTGCAGTTGAACCATAGCTTTGCCCCTGTCACGGAGCACCGGGCCATGGCCTGTTCCACAAAAGAGCGGGGCATCAGGGCCACCTCGTCCAGCAAAACCCCCGCCAGGGTGATACCCTGAATCAGCGTGTAGGAGCTCTCGTCCTTGCCGCCGAACAGGTAGAAGCGGTTCTCCCGCACCCCACGCCGGGCCGTAATTACATGGCCGGAGCGGCTGTAGGAAATGGTGAAGTTCTGCCGCAAATACTGCACCGCCAGAAGCGGCGTCACAATGTTGCGCTCCACCGCCCCTACCGACTTCCCACAGAGTGCAAACGCGCAGCCGTTGAAACGTCCCATTGCCCACAGGAAGAAGGACAACGACATGACTGAGGTTTTTCCCGACCGCACCGCGCCGTCACAGATGAGCGCATCATAGCACTGGTATGGGAAACGCAGAATCTCCCTCTGCTTTTCAGAGAAGCCCATTTCCCATCTCCTCTTTCAGCGACGCGGTGATCGGATCGTCGTCCATGTCCTGCATACCGCCGGCGCCCGCCGCCCCCTGCTCTCCCAACAAGTCAAACAGCACCTTTGCCGCCTTCGCGTCGCCCTTGGCCGCCTTTAGGGTCAGGCCCGCAATCACCGCCATCTGGTTATCCACATCCTCCGGTTCTACGCCGTCACGGGCCAGCTTGTTCCATGCCCGCTTGTCCGCCACCGGGAGAGAGAGGTACAGGTCTGCCGCTTCTCTCAGGCTACGCTTTCGCCGCCGTGACGCGCCGGATGCACGACCACCTTCACGCCCGAGTTCTCTCGCTTCGCTCTGGCTTCGCTGATCCATCGGTATAAGATTCTGTTCATTCGGCATGTCACCACCTCTCGGTCGTTTTTTGGTGCCACCGCCTACCTCGTGCAGTAAGCAGCAGCGTAGGGGCCCGATATTGCCGCCTCGGTGCCGGGCGGTAGAAAAGGAGGCGCAGAGGTATACACCTCCACGCCTCCATCCTACATCAAGTGTTTGGCTTTTGTGGTTATTCTTTTAGTCCAGTAACCCGCGTTTCTGCGCTACCAACATCAGGAATGACCGTTGCCACCGCTTCGCGGTCTCGTACCCGCATGGCACCTCTAGCGCCGCTCCCTGAAGTGTGTGGGTCTTGCGGAAAAACACCATGCCGATCACGGCAAGACGGCTTTGCCCCTCTGGCATCTGCTCCGTCTGAGCTATCGCAGATGTAACCGCCGCGGCTTCGGCTTCTGTTGTGTAGTCAGGGTACCGCCGAAGGATTTCCCGGACATAGCCCCACCACGGATATTTGGGTCTGCTCATGCTTCCCTCGCTTTCTGAATCCTGGCCTTCAGCGCCTGCATCAACGCCTCCTGTGTATCCCCCTTGTCATGCAGGGCCGCCACCACAGCCATGTCCATGCCACCCTGCACCACCAAGTGGTGCGCAATGACCGGGTGCTGCTGCCCCTGCCGGCGCAGCCGGGCGTTCGCCTGCTGGTAAAGCTCCAGCGCCCAGTTGGGATAGCCGTACCACACGATATGGTGGCCCCCTGCCTGGAGGTTGAGGCCATAACCGCAGGAGGCCGGGTGGGCCAGTAACAGGTCAACCTGTCCAGCGTTCCACGCCTGCGCGTCCTCTGCCCCGTGATATACCCGTACCCGCAGGCCAGAGCCCTTCAACGCCTCCGCCAGCCGGTCCCGCTCATGCTGGAACCAGTAGAACACCAGGGCGTGCTCCCCGTGAAGCTGTTCCACCACCTCCAGAAAAGCGTCCAGCTTGCAGGCATGGATCTCGACGGCCTGGCCGTCCTCGTCATAGACCGCCCCGCTGCACAGTTGCAGTAGCTTCCCGTTCAGCACCGCGGCAGATTGGGCCGTAATTGTGGCCTCATCCACTTGCAGCAGCATGTCCCGCTCCAGTTTGTCATAGGCCCGCTTTGCTTTGGCGTCCAGCACAACGGGGACAATGTCCTCGGTATAGTCCGGCAAGGTCAGATAGTCCTCTGCCTTCATGCTCACGCAGATGTCGGAGATGGCCTCCCGGATACGGCGGTCGGCCCCGTCTTGTGGGCTGTAAGTACGATACTGCTGGCCGGGATAGGCCCGGTCCTCGGTGAAAAACGCCTCCCGGTAGCTGGAAATGGTCTTGCCCAGCCGGGCGCCGCCGTCCAGCAAGTACACCTGGGCCCACAGATCCTCCAGCCCGTTGGGGGACGGGGTGCCGGTCAGCTCCACCAGCCGGGCGATCCGGGGGCGCACCAGCTTCAATGCTTTGAACCGCTTGCTCTGGGCGTTCTTGAAGCTGCTGCTTTCATCCAGCACCACCATGTCGAAGGGCCAGCCGTTACGGTAGTAGTCCACCAGCCAGGGCACATTCTCACGATTGATGACCCAAATGTCTCCAGGGGCGTTCAGCGCCTGGATGCGCTTCTGCGCGCTGCCCAGCACCGGGATGATACGCAGGTGCTTCAGATGATCCCATTGGGCCGCCTCGGCGTTCCATGTCGCCTCCGCCACCTTCTTGGGCGCCACCACCAGGCACCGGGCCACCGCCCAGCGGTTGAAATGCAGCTCGTTAATCGCCGTCAGGGTAATCACCGTCTTGCCTCAACCGAGGCCCATCTCCAGGAAAAGCCCCAGGGCCGGGTCGGCCACCACGCGGTCAATCGCGTATTTCTGGTACTCATGCGGGATGAACTTCATTGGGCATCACCTCCTTCCAGCCGATTACAGCACTCCTCCAGAAACCGGGCGACCCCGGTCTCGCTTTTTACTTCGCAGGCGTCCGCCCCCAGCCGGCGGAGCCGGGCCAGCTGCTGGCGCTGCATCGGGCTCAGCCGCCCGCCCTCCGCCTTCAGCTCCACGAAGATCACCCGCCCGCCCGGGAGAACCACCACCCGGTCAGGCACTCCCACATTTCCCGGGCTCACGAACTTGTAGGCCACCCCGCCCAGGGCCTTCACTCCTCGGACAAGCCGGGCCTCAATTTCGGATTCTTTCACTCTTGGCATCTCCTTTGCTACGTGTGCGCGCACATGTGCGCGTATACATCGAGCGCCACGTGGGATCACGTGTTATTTTCCTACGTTGTCCTACGTTAAAAAATATTTATGATATAAAGTGTTACTCTGTAACCTTTAGGCTGTATCTATTGCGGCTCAATGCTTTGACCCGGTTACACATCTATTTTTCAAGTGTTACTCTGTAACCGAAAAAGGTTACACTTGCAATCATCTGTTACCCCCCATCTGTAACCGTTTTCCGCTCATAGCAGCGCTGTGTTCCATAGGGTTTCCCCGCTTTCGCCGCTCCGATATTTTCCCATCCGGGAACACGCTCCAGAAGGCTGTTAATCTCCCGTGAATCTCTCTGCCGCATATCGCCCCGCTGCTTGCCCAGGGCCTCGCACCAGATTTCAGCGGCGCATACGCGCGCCCTGGGCGCTGTGACGCCATCGTATTTGACCCCGCCGCCGCGCCATGCCTGCCGCTGTGGAAGATCCCACCGGCTCCACTCCGCCGGGATCTCCTGGTCGAGGAAGTCCGCGATCAGCCCCTCCCACGGATGCCGTGCGCGGTGCTCCTCCTGGATGGCCCGTGCAACGGCTTCCAGTTCCGGGGTAAGGTGCAGCGCTTCACCCATTCTCCAGTGTGCGACGGCCTCGGCCCACAGCTGGCCGCGCGCCCCATCCAGATCCCGGAACACGTCCTTGCTCCGCGCCTGTTGGTCAATATCAATTATCCAGAAGCGGCGGCCCCCGGAGGGGTCGTTCAGGCATTCCCGGCTGTTTGTGGTTCCGAAGAACACACACTGTCGCGGCCGGTCTGCGGTATATCTGCCATAGGCCGCCCGGTAGTAGTCGTTGGTCTTTGAGAGAAACATCTTGACGGCGTCAATCTCAGCCTTCGCCATCGCCTGCATCTCGGCCACCTCGTTTATCCATGTACCCTGAATGGTCTCCATGGAGTCCTTGTCCCCGAAAGTACGCAGGCTGTCACTGAACCAGGCGCCGCCCATTTTTGCCAGGATGGTAGATTTGTGCCGGCCCTGTCCGCCGACCAGCACCAGCATGGTATCGTATTTGCATCCTGGGGCCATAACCCGCGCCACGGCGGCCACAAACGACTTTCGGGTCACGGCCCGGGTGTAGGGGGTGTCCTCCGCCCCCAGGTAGTCGATGAAAAGGGTATCCAGCCGAGGCACGCCGTCCCAGGTCAGCCCGTTCAGGTAGTCCCTGACTGGGTGGTATGCCTGGTCGCTGGCGCAGGCCGCAACAGCGTCCAGGATGTCATTTTTTGCTATCTTCCCGAAGAAG